ATAGTAATTGATTAATCGAGTAAGAAATGAGTTATCTGATTCTTTCATTTGGTCAATATGTGGTATGAAGTTAGAACCTATCAATTTATCAAAGCGATAGGGTAACTTGTTGCGTATAGCAATCTGGGCGATTATCTCGCCTAGGGTGAGGTTTTCATAAGATTTTTCCAGAGGTTCTAGGGCGGCTCCGTCTATTAGATTGGCACTTGAACCTTGCAGAGTAATGATATCTGGTGTACCAGAATGGGTAATTTGCGTAATGGTAAATACATTTTTTATATTTGCTTCAAAGATTTTCGCTTCTTCATCGTCAATCGTGGTTTTTGGCTTATCCGCTTTCCAACCAAGGGTAATTTCTAATTTAGCCTTTTTTTTAGGCAAATTGACTTTCTGATCGGAATCGTCAATGACTATAGTGATTGTGTCTGCTTCAAGTCCATTTTTATCTACAATTGTCATTGATATAAGACGATTATCAAATTTTTCGGTAATATCTTCTCGCTGCTCATCATCTAATAAGATAATTTTAAAATATGGTTTTGCCATGTTGTACCTATATAATAATATCAATAATATCAATAATATCTTTGATTATCCCTTCATCAAAGAAGTCTGAAATGTCAACTTTAGTTAGTTTTATGGTGAAGTTAATTTTTCGTGGAGCGCCGTGACGATCGAGTTCGGTGTATTTTCTTTCGACACCATTTAATACAAAAAAGCCAAGCGGTACCCCATCGCCTTGAATAAGCGGCAGTGGTACAGATAAATATGCCATACGTTCTAAGACTTCAATGCTGACTCTACCATGGGTTAATTCGCTGAATACTGAACCCGATAAGGTAATGGTTTCGTTATTTGGGCCGGTGAACTGTAGTGCTGAACGTTTGTTGACCCTATTATTGCTTGCCCAGTTCCAACTTTTGTTTAATGTCATTTCTTGGTAGGGTAATGTTTTTAAGCTGAAAACAAAAAAGCCGTAACACATCATCATTTTAGTAGATATCCCTTAAGCTGCTTCTAATTTGAAATAATTGTTGTTGTTCTCGACGATCGAGTTCTTGAGTGATGACTCTAGCGATTTCTTCTTCATTCATACCTGGTGCGGCATTGATGGTAATGTAATATTGTGATGTTCCACCTTGAATAGTGTTAATCGCTGAATTGCTATTAGCATTTGGTATATTATTTGCGGTATTGGTTGGAATCTGCGGCGCCTTGGTACTAACTTTATCAGCAAATTTACTCATTGAGTCTAAAGCGGTATCTTGCGTTTCATCAACCCCATTTTGATAGCCTTCAATGGTGTTAACACCAAATTCTTTAAAGACTGTCGATGGTGAGTTAATGCCAAGTTTTGATTTGAACCAACTGCAAATGTTACTTCCAAGATTACATATACTTTCCTTTAAGCTGTTCCAAGCATTTTTGATACCGTTTATTATTCCGTCGATAATATCTCCGCCTATTTTTAAAAACTTATTAAATAATCCATTTTCACCAGTAAAAATTTGTCCTATTTTTTCAGGTAGTTCTTTTATTTTTTCAGGTAATGACATAATAAGATCCCATGTCTCACCGACTATTTTTGAAAGACTTTCAAAGAGTCTGATTGGTGCCATAAGGATACTCCCCACAACAGAACCAAAAGAGGTTCCGGCCGATTTACAGCTTTCAAACTGTTCATCTGTGAGTTTCATCGGTGATAATAATTCACTAAACCAGTTGATTACTCCACCTATTGCATCACCTATCGTTGTGAATACTGGTCCTAAGGATGAGAAAGCATCAATAACTGGCTGTATTTCATTGGTAAGTCCTTGCCAGAAACCAGTGAAGAATGCGCTAATTGGTTCCCAGAATTTGCGAATCAACAGTGCGGAAGCAGCGATGCCCATAACAACAAGGCCGATAGTGCTAAGTGAAAATGCTTGACTAACTGTTGCGATAACCGTGCCTAAACTTTTAAATGCATTGATTACGCCTTTGATAGGAATTTCACCTAATGTACCTAATGCTGTACTTGCCATGGAGCTGATTGAAATTATTTCCATAAAGGTAGCAACAAAAGTAGGGTGGTTTTTTACCCATTGCTGAGTACTTGCTGTTAGCTCGGTTAACCATGGCATTGCACTAGCTATTGGTCCTTGCATGGATCCACCCATAGAACTTGAGATATTAGTTAGTGTGGCTTTTAATATTTCAAATTGTGACGCAAAACTTTTACTGTCAATATCGGCTTTTATTTGTAAAGAACCCATGGCATTGGGGTTATTAATTACTGATTGTTGTTGGGTGAGTAAAGGCAAATTATTGGTAAGTTTGCCGGTGTTTTGCGCCTGTTCGCTACCAAATAACTGACTAAGGATTTCTGTTTGTTGGGTTGTATTCTGTTGTTTAATGGTTGTTAGTACTTTTTGTATTGTGTCAATGGCATCGATTGACATATTTTTTTCTATTTGTGTGGCATCAAATCCAAGTGATTGTAATGTTTGTTGGAATTGCTCAGATTGCGTTGTCGCTTTTGATAAACTGTTGACGATAGCATTGGTGGCGGCAATCGCACCATCTGGTTTTATATTTAGGTTTAAGAATGCCGAATTTAATGCCATAACTTGTTTGAAATCGAGTTTATCAGCAATATCATCCATACTTTTTAGTGAGCTTATGATATCTGCTACATTAGCATCGGTGTTATCACTTAGATAATTAATGGTATCGGCTAAGTTTTCAATATTTTCTATTGGAATATTGAATAATTTGGCAATTTCACTCAGATCTGTGGCTAACTCATTTGCCGGTAAGCCAAAGGCATTGGCTGAAATTGCAGAGATTTTAGTAAAGTTTAGTAGTTGTTTGTGTTGTTCGTTTATAGGATCGCTTTGTTTAGTTAGGCCTAATTTGGCATTGGATTCTACCTGTTCAGCAATATCTAATGCTCCTTTGGCAGTTGGTATTTGTTGACTTAGTGATTGAATTTGTTCTTTCATGCTGTCAAATAATTTAGTTGGTTTGCCTTGTAGGTCATATAGCCCTTTAACTTGTCTAGCGACTTTATTCATAGCCTGTTCAAGTTCAATAAAGGAGCCAACCGAACTTAATATTGGTTTACCAAGATTTGTGCCAAACTCTTTTAGTTTCTCACTTTGCGAGCTTGTTTTTTCTTCATCTTCTGAATTTCTGTTATTTTCGTTGGCCATAATTAATAAACTTTTATTTTCTGATTTTGATTAATGATGTTTATGTTGGGCGCATTGATTAAGTACTAATTCGTTTTTTAAATTATTTAATAATCAATGGCGTCAAACGGTACCTTATTTTTAATAATTCACTCCCTGATTATTGTTGATTATTGGTACCGTTTCTGACGCGAGCATGCTCTCGCCACTCCATAAGTTCAGATAAGTTTAATTCATCCATGGCAGACGGTTGCCAATGAAAGATTAGTGCAATATCTGCCATTGCCTCTTCTACTCGGTTAGGGATTCCTTGTTGGCATCGTTCGAGTTCGGGGACAAAAAATTGATTACCTCTTTGGTGATTTCCGACAAGTCAATTAAATCTAAAGTATATACTTCATGTTCAGCAATTGATGGTGTGGTAATGCGTGGTAATACTTTTGCTAATGAGTCGATATCTAAATCAATAAATTCGAGTAATTTTACACCACGTAAATCACCAGTTAGTGGTTTGCGAATAGTAAATTCATTTATGGTGGTTTTACCTGATTTAATTCCATTTTTTAACGTGATTTTTTTGCTGCTTGTCATTTGTTTCCCCTCGTAAGAAGCCCTTGCGGGCTTTTTTATTTAAATGATTAATTAGGATTAAATTAATTGTTATAATCCAATTGCACTACGTGCTTTGGATAGACGATCTTTTCCGTTTACTTTGTCGATCATGTTGATTAGGTCGATTTCAGTAACTTCTTCGTTGTCGATGATCTCTTTATAGTAAGTACATTGTGTGGTAATTTTGGTTGAGTTGCTTTCACCTTGTTTAAGTTCACCACGGTCTTGTTCTTTATGGCGTCCGTTAACGATAATTTCGACTTTAATAAAATCTTCACTATCATCTTTTTGGTAAGCACCAGCAAAACGTAATGTAACACCATTGAGTAAGCCACCATGCTGTTTTAACACATCATGAGCTAATCCACTGATTGTCCATTCAACATTTAATGCATCATCTTCATATCCCATGTCGATTGGCACACTGCCAGGCATACCAGCACCGCGATAGTTTTCAAATTTTCGAGTTAATTTTGGTGGTGTGAATGATTCGACTTCACCAGCAAAAGAGGTTCCGTTAACGTAAACGTTGAAGTATTTGAGTTTTTTAGGTAGAGCCATTTAATTGTTCTCCTTAGTTAGTGGCGACTGAATTAGCCAGCTCAACCAAATATTTATCGGTAATGCGTTGGCGTAACATAAGATTTTCGAGAGGCGGGACAGGTGTGTAATCATAATCAATATATAATTTACCTGCTTTTAGAATGTCTGGGGTATTAGCTTCAGGGTCAAACCATGCTTTACCATCAACAATATAGCCGTTAGATTTTAATTCACGGAATTTGTTATTGATTGATTCAATTAAATCTTTAATTAATGAGGCATGCATTGGAGCATCAACTAATTGGAATTGAGCTTCAGCGATAGTGTCAGCTAAAACTTGAGCGGTACGGGTGTAGTTTTCAAATGCAAATAATGTATCCGCTGAGCAAGTGCGAGATCCCCAGAAGCGATATCCTTGATTGCAAATTAAAGTTGTTACATCGTGCTCGTTTAAGTAATTTGAATCTGAGCTTTCTTCTTGCAAATCCCAAAATACATCGTTAGAAATGCCAGTGACGCCATTGACAGGAACATTTGATAATGTTTTATGCCAGCCAACTTTTTGGTCGATTTGGGCACGTAGACCTAACGCTCTAGCCGTTGCAGCTAAAGTAACATTTTGTTTTTGTGTGGTATCAAAGCCGACAAAATCAGGCCAAATTACCATCGCTTCTCGAGCTCCTAATTTATCGCGATAAAGAACCGCTTGCTCTTTGGTTTTAGCGCCATAAGCAGAAACATAACAAAAGGCACGTAATTTTTGTGCTAATGAAACTAGCGCAGTAGCAACTGGTAATGAGTCATAACCAGGTACACCTAAAATACGTGGTTTTACTTTCAATTGCGTTTGTGCTGAAAGTAGTGCTTTCATACCAGTATATTTGCCGTCTTCAGTCGTGGTACCAATAATATTTGCTTCTGTTTCTGCAACAGTTGCACCTGTTTCAACACGAACAGCAACAATAACCGGTGAACACTGATCTGCAATTGCTTCTAGTGTTGGTTTGAGTGTTCCTGTTGAGCCAGCTTTACCGATAGCAGTATTGACATTGGTAATCAAAACTGGGGTGTTAAGTGGAAAATGCGTCGCATCGGCATCATCGCCAGTACAAACAATACCAATAACAGCAGTTGATACTGTTCTGATAGAGCGTGAACCTTCATTGATTTCGATGACTCGGACGCCGTGATGATAATCGTTAGCCATAAGTTCTCCGTTGTGGTTTACATATTGTAAAGTTAAAGTACATGGCAATATTTGCATATTTAATACAAAGTGGTTAGTGATTGGATTTGTAGCGAAATTTGTTACAATTTATAGCGAAAATGTTTATCAGATTAGATAAATATAACAGACAAAAAACTGTCATTTATTACTGGAAATCAGACAAGTAAATGACAGTCATTAATATTGAAATTAGCTATTTGGCATATCTGGCCAGTCGATATTTGGTGCTTGTTGTACATCAATACGATTGACTAGTGCGCGGTATTTTTTCCATTCAGCGAGTAATTGAATTTCTGGTTCGCTGGCGATTTGCGAATCAACTGCATCTTGTAAATAATTGATTTGTGATGTAGCTTCAGCGATAAGTTGATTTTTTTCGGTTGTCGCTTGGTTGACTTGCGATTGGTGCTGTTTATTTTTATCTAATTGCCATTTTTTGCCATCCCATTTGTCAAATTCACTACCTGGTTTTAAGGTGGTATAACCTTCTGGAATGTCACCAACCTCTTGCATAATCGTTTCCGTACCTGTTTCGGTAGAGTAGATCGTGGTACCGCGTAAGTCTTTAGGGTAGGTCCATTGTTGGCCATTATGGATGATGGCTTGATTGTCTTGCACGTTTTTCGGAGCTTCAAGGTAAGCATGAGCCGGTAAGCCAACGCCAACAGGTAAATATTGATAGGTAGCTTGTGAAAATTCTCCTTTGGCGTCAACATTATAAATAATGGTCCAACCGGCGGAGATGGTTAGACCATTTTTATTTAATACGGCTGATGTTGGTTGTAATTGGTATTTCATTATTTGTCCTCCTCATTATTCTGCTTTAACGATATACATAAATGCGATGTTGCGGGGGCGAGTTTCATTGCCGACCAGTCCATCAG